ACAGGGGGATGCAAATAGCCTCCAAAGATGAAATCATCTGACCCAGCGGGCCAAAATGAATGAGTAAGAATGGATCCATCGGTGTCCGAAGACGCCAGGATACACTCAGCCTCATCACCTTGGGTGGTGATTGTATTACCCGTCGACCTAAACATACGAATGTTTCTGTCAGGGAACCTCATTTCTGCAGCATAAGCCTCACGCGCGTCGTAAAACATCGCGCCTCGAGAAGAGAAAGCTGCTGGGAGAGATAATGGACTTGTTGCCGCACCTACGACAGTAAAAGCCGATCCAAACACGTTTTGCGACGCATTGGATTCTCGATGGATTTTGTAAGAGTATCCGCCCGACTCTCCCAAGTAGGCTGATGCAATGTAAGATGGCCACGACCACACATCTTGATCAACGGTGAACCCCACCGGAGCCAACTCCTGGGGGCACTGACGTTGTACGGGGATGATCAAGTCGTTGATAAGCTCATTGTCTTCCTTTCCGTGCCACGACATACAATGCCTTCGGGTAAGCAAAGTCAAATCCTCCACCACTTCGCCAAAGTGATAGAGAGACTGGTCGCCCAAACCCTGCATAACAATGTACTTTTCATTCACTTCCTCTAAGGTGGGTACTCCAACTGAAAAGTCGGAGCCCCCTCCAAACCATAAGTTAATGGCCGGGGGCACAGGAGTAGCGGCCGGTCCCGTGGGCGAGTTTAGCTGGAAAATAACTATCCGCGTCTCATCAATCCTATCAATACCATCAAAAGTTGAAAAGGCAAAGAATTGAAACGGATCTTCATACAAGTACGGAATCTCAACGTCCACACACGTTGAACCGGCGACTTCCATAATGGTAGTGAGATAATCACCATCACCCTGGTAAGTCACTGGTAATGGGATCCCTGGCGGCACGATCTGAATGGCCAGACGCCAGCGAATAAGCGGACTAGATACCACTTGGACGCAGACCTTGAGCCCACCCGTCCAGTAGTTGAACATTGACGAATAGAAGCCCAGCTTCGTCTGGTAATACGTATGCGTGAGCGTCCCTGTCTTATTCCTGTGAAGCCCCGGTACCATCTGTACTGGAGTTCCCAAGACGTATTCTGTGACGATTTCCGTGCTCGAATTCTTAAAGAAATCTGGAGAAGTTTCACCTGGTTGCTGCATTGGAAATACAGTACCAGAAACATCGCGCACGACCGCAGGATCAAGGCCCAAACCGAACGAAAAATCCGGCTGACCCGAGGCCAGAGCTGGGTTCGCATTCGCCCTCCGGACCACAGCGTACTGAGGTTCCGAAGCAGGCCTCGAAAAGCCAAAGAACCGAGCAACATCAGAGCCAAGACTAAGTCCTTTCTGCAAAGGTGAGCTCCACGCAAACGGCAAGTACGAGGCCACTCTGGCTCCATAGCTAAGCGTATTGGACAAAGACGCAGGATCCAACTCTCCCTGAGGGATCACTCGTTGAAATTCCACGTTCTCATATCCCAGATAAACTGAGATTTGGAAAATGTCCGGAGTTAGACCTGATGCCACTCTAGGCGAATTCAGAACATGGAAATACATATTCCAATCAACGTCCGTACTGTTCATAAAAGTCTTCGACCATGGATAAGCCAAACGCATCTCTTTCGTCTCAGCCAGACCGTAATCGAGGTCCATATGAGGTAATCCACTAGTAAGTGGGGCAACTTCCGCGGTCACTCCAAGCAGTGTCGTCGACAGCTCAGATGCGGTCGTCTCGTAGGTACAACCCTGATTACGGGTGGGGTAGAAGAACACCCTACTTCTCCCAACAAACTGGGAACTCCCCGTGTACGCAACAGTGACCACAGGGTCACCTCGCCACAAACCATAATGGTGAACGATCTCGTCAACAGACGGGATAGCTCTCCAGTTGGTAGAGAGGGGAAAGGGTGCTACAGAAGATACGTTGCTAGTGAAGGAAGTTACCAACCTTGGTCTCGCTAAGTACTCCTTAAGTTGCACTTCATTCGATTGCTTACGCAAATCTTTCATACCATCAGCATAGGACGTCTTCTCGACGGCCAAAGTGCCGATAGCTGTGACTGGGTTAGAGAGGGTCACATCCTCTACATTGTTAGAATCGTTAATGTCGGTAGTGGGTCTTTTCAGACGTAGCTCTGTACCACTGTTAGAGCTACGAATACTTACAGCTCGCCGTCCAGAAGGACAACTCGACTTTCTCGAAGCACCTACTTGTTCGCTGATAACAAGCACTGATCTATCGAGAATCTTGGCGTTTACCCCATTGGGGGCTACCAAGGATTGGAGAATCTTCTGCCCTTCTCCGAGGGTCACTTCCTCCACATCTAGGAGGGGAAGGAACATAACGTTCTTTGCTCCCCAAGTTCGGAACACACCTAACTCATATTCGGTGTCCAACTCAGGAAAAGTCGGGAGGTCTAAACCAGGGAGAGCTTCACGGATCAAATCTCCGAACTCATCGAAGAACTCTTCGCCATGCATAAAGGCCTCGCGGATCATACACTGAGCCGTGCTCACATTCCTAGCAGCTTGATCATCCAAATTAGCTGACAGGCAATATGACATCGCCTTGTACATGGAATTCTTAGCCAAAGGGGCATAGACTCTATCAACATTCTCTCGAATATCTCTAACGAAACCTCGTTTGAGGTACGAAATCTCACTAAGAGATCTGAAATTGATATTATCTGTTTTGTCTCCTGCCGTCATGGTATAACCAAGCTCCACCATCTTGTGTGCAAGGTACCTACCATTAAAGTTTAGGGAGGGGTGGACAGCCGTAACATTATCGTCACCAGTGTTAGTGGCGACGACCTTCTTGGTCACAGGTGTTTCAGGTTGCTTCTCTCCCCATGCTGGACGGGGCAAACGCCTAAGTTTCATCTCAGACACCAGAGCATAATAAATTGCGACCGCCAAAGCGATGCAGTTGAAAATGATGGTATCCGCTCTTCCACTGTTCAAACCTGTAGAACACACGAAAAAGTTTCCACCCATGCTCAAAATGTACCTACAGGCCATAATAAACACTCGTGAAGCTACGCGAGCATGAATATGAGAATATCCACACTTCCTGGCCAGATCATAATAGAAACCAGCCATAGCCTGCATGAGATATTTATGTCTCAAGTCAAACCCCTTCTGGTCTCCATCAAAAGTTCTGCCAGAACCAAACTGGTTCAAGAACGTTTCCAATCCACGCCAGGAATCACTTCCTGCGTTCATAGTCACATTCATCCAGGACATCTGGGGATCTTCCATTAGATACGTAAACAAGGGCATCAGATAGGTCCGAATTAATAGATTCAGAGAAAGGTCGACCACATAAAATAGTCTACCCTTCCCTTGAGCGGTTTTCTCGGAGTCTTGAACCTCATCTTTCAGAGTAGCCTGTGCGAATGTCAACAAAATTTCTTCATTAAAGTTAGATACATTGTTATGCAAACGCATATACTCCTCGTAAACTAGGGGATGGGTGTCCCACTGGGACTGTTCGTCAACTCTACTAAAAGCAGTCGACGGAGTCAACCCTTTGGACTTAAGTGTATAACCAATCGCCTTGTCCACATCACGCGGATTCATCAAGACATTGGCCCTATCGCCGCAAACGGCACGTGAGAAGTCCAAAGGATGAAGTTTTTCCAAGGGCATCTTAATCGAAGCCAGGTAATGGTCAAATGCAACAAGCAAATGCTCCATGTTAGGACACGACTCGTTCTCCGCCATGGCTTCAATGCGATTTAAACTAGGACTCATCCATTTCTCTGGGTCCTCACTCACTTTCACAGCTTTCCCATTGTGGGGATTACCATGTGGTGGTAGTAGGTGTCCAAAGACAGGAAACATCTCAGTTTTCGTCACACTGCACTTAGCCTTGTCGGCAAACTTGTGATGGCCAATAGGAATATGGTCAGCTCCAGCTGCCACTTTGCCACATCCATGACGTTCCCATTTTGCTACATCCGAGCTAGGATGCATACCGAGTCCGTGGAAAGAATCCACTAAGGCTTGGGGAATCACATCAGACTTGTGCTCTACACTCAATCCGATCTTTCGAAAGGCCTCCATGGCCATCTCGACATGATCTTTAGTGATCTGAGCGCAAATACCATATTGTTGACCAATAATAGGTATCCAAGCGGAGGTGTGAATGCCATAAATGACACCATCGTCCCCAATCACGGGGAGTCCACAGTCTCCATTCAGAGTGATGAGCGGATAAGCGACACACTTGTCATACTTAACAGGTAACGCGCTACCGCGCTCCCCTAAGGAAACCCTCCCAGTTGGGAACGATTCCTTACGAGGGAGATCGGTAAACGCTGGTGCCGCGATTCCTTTCAAACCGCTAAACATCAAGAAGCCAGCATCACGACCCTCTACAGGAAACCACGTAGAAGGACCGAAAACATGCTTTTGTGTAATACCACCTATGGTAATCTCGATCACATCACCTTCAATGACGGGATCGCAACCTCCAGGAACAAAGGGAATCTTCGTACCTTTAATAAAGTGGGCCGGAACAGCGACTAATTCGTGAGTAACCATCAGACCGTGCATGGATAACTTTCCTTGCACACGTAGATCTACGGTTCTCGTACTCTTGAGTCCGTTCACCCAGGGAACCGACGTAGACGTAAATTCTCTTATCGGGATATCCTGGGGAGGGAAACCAGCTAACGAAGTAATCATAGCTCCCTGTTCCTCCTTGAACAAAGAGGAGGGGCAAATTTTCTTCAAAATAAGTCCAAAAGCACCCAGCAACATTGCCCACTTGGCAAGTACTGCGGTGGCTCTGATGACCGAATGAACAGTTGCTCCCGTTCTACCAAGAACGCGAGTACCTTCTTCCAAACGATTATCGAGACGATTAAACACTGCCTCGAATTTAGCCTGTAAGTTAAGATCCACATCATGGATAACCTTCACTTCAAACCATTTCAAAGGGTTACATTGCATCCTACCCTGGAGGACCACCTGGCCATCCATAACTTGGGACTGTGCCTTGAATTTGTTCAAAAGGGCGCACTTGCAGTCAAACTGGTAACAAGCCTCGCACACTTCCTTCAACTTCATACGCGCTTCAAGTCGAACCATTCGCTCTTTAAGCAAATGTTCGAAAAGCTCGCTCTGGGTCTTGAAAATGTTCATGGGACCAACGATCTTGAAAGACACAAGTTTTTCGGTGCTGGAGTTCTTCATGTACCCTACATGGTACTCAAAGACATCTCCTGGATAACCCTTCACCTTTACATGTTCAGCTAAACTGCCTTCAACATATGGTTCACCGAACTTCGCCTCCCATAACAGGAGGTTGACGACAGTATGTACTATCAAGTAACGGCGATCCAACTTGTCATGACCAGCATAACTCTGGGACATCGAAATGGACTGAGGGTTAGAAGTCACAAAGACATACCAAGGAGAAACTCCAGATACTTCCTTATCCGCAATCGATGCCGCCTCCATACTATGAGGGGCCGTATCAACTAAGGATTGAAGCAGAGTCAAACTTCCACCCTCGACATACTCATCCTTCCGGCCAAAGAAATCATTCAATAAATAAATAAGTCCCATAGCCACAGGGGTCTGATGCTTGGTGTTAGTGTGGGTCTGTGTGACATTGACTTCTTTAGGAATATCATTCATGGCCTTAATAAGGTTAGCGAACGACGTTGTAATTTCAGTCTTTCCACAACCGGGGTCACCTGTGAAGATGACGCCCAGGGGGGGATCACGTTCGGTTTTCAACCGAGACTCTAGCGAGATTACCATCTCATGGAGGAGCTTACACTCACTCACCACTAAAGGCGTTTTGGACGAAGCTGCCCGTGATACAGCAATCTTCGCCTTGGCTACCACAATCTGTGGTTTCGTTTTCCCTTTCTTGAGATCTACAATCTCAGCACGGGAGGCTGCCAAAGCCTTCATATGTCTCTGATCAGCACATTCCTCAAACAAATCATTAATGTCAAAGGAAAGTAAAAACGCCGAGACGCGCTTTTTCCAGTATAGCGCTAGGTCAACAATCGCGGCGAAGGTGGTTCCTCCTGCCGTAACTGTTTCCACCCATATACGCATAGTGGCTGCTACAAAAGCCGCATGGGATCCCTCATCTAACCTAAGAACCATCTTAGAAAACAATTCTGCGATCAGACTCAAGGTCCTAACGACTAACGGTGAATCCCGAACACGCTTATACAAGCTGTTCAGACCTTCAACCGGGTCTTCTTCCTCGCCTTGGTAATGGAGCTCGTCCACAGGACAAGCAAAGTTCCCCAATCTAGTGGGTTCTTCACTTGCTGGCTCAGTCTCAGAAAATAATGACGTCCACAAAGTGGACTTCAAAATCTTAGTCACATCTGGAAACTCCTCAGTGAGTTTGTTCCAAAATGGACTTCCGATCAAAGCACAGGCTGCCGTATAGGCTTGACCTGCTGTTCGAGCCTGCAATAGGCTTAAAAGAGAGTAGAAATCGGCTCGGGTAAACACCTCGAGCCAAGGTTCAGAAGAGGGAAGGTTACGCATAAGCTTAACGAATAAATCGAACGGCAAAGCGGTGACGTCTTTAACCAACTCCATAGGGCTCTTAGAAAGGCCTTCAAGGATCGGATCAAGGAAATCCATATCTGGCATAGACCAAATGGCGTTCCTCATAGACGCATCGAAGCGTACTTCCCTTTCGGGGGGTTGGTCGAGAATCAGCTTACCCATCACCCCACCTTGGGGTTTCGGTTGGCACTTGCCAATGATGGTATGAAGCTTCTTAGCGACCTCTGCGTTCAAGCACGACTGCCTGACGACTTCTCGAATCCCTGAGGGAATCCCGGAAAACTTCTCGTCTTTCATCGCCTTCAATACCCGTGAGGGCATGTCTGGTGACGAAGATAAGACGTTCTCAAGGTGAACCTGGGGAAACGACTCCAGCTCCAACATGTGGAGATGGGACGCGACTTGACGAGCCACACTGGCTGGTTTACCTCGAAAGGCGGACCAGAGAGCGTTAAACTCGATCTTGGTAAACTTCTTCTTTCCGTACAATCTCGTCCTTACCTCTGACCATAATCGGTCTTTGGTGGTGACGTCCTTGATGCGGATGACGGAGCTAACTAACTTGGCGACCGCCGCCGTTCTTACGAAGGGCAGGTAATCTTTGTCGCTAATGACGAGACACTCGCCTCGTGGGGTGTACGGATGTACTCTCTCCACAGGGACGAAGTATCCTCCTCTCTTATGAGGGACTTCCGCTCTCCCTAAGGAAAGCCTCTTACCGCCCGGGCCCGCGCTGGGGCCTCGAAAGCTGTGTAGGCTCTTCCAAAGAGCGGGGTACGCCAATGGGGTTTGGGAAACGATCGAATAGATCGTCTCAGTGGTCGGCGCTATCCGATCCTTCGTGTTGTAATTCTTCAATGATGACGTGTTGTTAACGAAAAGTTTGGCCGGCGTAATCCGGACCTTCATTTGGTTGTTGTTCGTAGTGTTGTCTGTCATGGTTCATTAAAGATAATTGCTATTTTGTTCATGTTTACCTCACATGGTTGGTTTGTTGGATTTGTCGGACTCAGACCGATTAAGAATCTCTCGCGAATTCCTGCTGATTTAATGTAGACACATAAAGTGTAATACTAAACAGGACCTCGAGACTCCACCGAGAATTAGTATAAATTGAGGGGTAACTAATTCGGTTGAAATTCAAAATTGTCGTTGTCTAACACTGGGTACTGACCCAATGTATTGACTATAGGTAACCTTCGTAACCTAGGTATGTGATAAATCACTTTAGCTGTTAAGCTGAGCACACGCTGGTACTCACAGATATTTTAGCATGGGGCACGATCTGCAAACCATTTTACAATTTTTCTTTGTTTATTTAATTTTAATCCGAAGATACCTATTCCTTTGCTAGAGGAATCAGGATTTAACAAGGGTAGTCAGTTATACTCTGACAAAGAGGGGGGGTGTCATTATACTCTGACGAGTGGGTGGCATAAAGCCGGGGTCGCACATCTGTTGAGGGGGAGTGATGCGGGTCTAATAAAAGACACTGACTGTAAAGAAACTGGAAATCTCACGATTCCAATATAGTCCGAAAACTGATAATAAATCAAAATAAATGCGCTTACGCACAAGTAAGATAATAAATCATCGATGATAACACAAAAGTAACTGAAAATGTCATCTGGAGGGGGGC